CCAAACTGTTTCTTCACCCAGGTCACAAACCTCACGGAGTTGTAGCATGGCAGGACCGGCATCTAACAAAGCCAAATCGACTAAGCACCAGTAACAGGTAGTCATGCTTCCACTTCCATCAACATTACAATACCAACTTCTTCGCAATCCGAATAGTTTCTGCATTTGTATTCCACACGATATGTTAGTGTTCGATATGGTTGTGTGACTTCGATTGTTAATTTTGAGTCACAGTATGGACACCATGCGTTTGCATTTTCTAATTGCTTCATTCAACCATCCCCTTGAACTCACACGCGTTGTGGCATTGGTTGCAGTAATGATATTGTGCCTGGTAAGCATTCGGAAAGACCCACCAAAGGTCACAATCCTCACATTGAGCCTCAAACTTTGGTTGGTTTTTCGTCTTGATCACTTCGGCTTTCGCATGTTCTTCTAATTGCTTGCGCACCCAACCGCTAAAGTTCTTCATTTTGCTTGCATACTCCCATGTTGTGGGACATAGTGTTATCATTTTCTGACGCATAAATCATAGCCTCCGGGCTCAGCGAGGAAGTCATTCGATATAATGTATGTATATTGATGGGTGGCTGAGAGAGCCAACCCCCTAAGTAGCATGGCTTTGCATAGGGGTGGGTGACGGCGGGGTGAGTATCTTATGGTGCGCCCCAGTACGCCTTCGGCGTGAAGATGGGAATCCAGGGATGGGACAGATCGATGAGAACCAGGGATTATTTTTATTCCACCATGTTGATTTAATTAGTGTTGACGCATTGATGGTGTCATGGCGACCGCAAAGACTGGCTCCTTTTACCTGACTGAAACTGTAACTATCCCTGCGGCAAGTGCCTCAGGAGCCCGTGTTCAAGGCGTTATTGACCTTGGAGCATATGTGTCGGTCGCCCAGGGTATGGCCGTTGCAATTGAGTCGGTCGACTTCATCTATCAAGCCGGGGACAACTTCTCACAGGCAGGTAAGGATATGCTTCAAGCCGCTGGTGCTTTGTCAACTCAACTCAGCGATCTTAACCCTGGAACTCGATTTGTCCGTGCAGACAATCAAAGCCTTATCGCATCCGGCTCGCTGAACATCGACACAACTGCGAATGTCCTCAGTCATGCCTCAGACCTTTACCCTGACAATTTCGGACCTGCGGCACTATCTGAGGCCTTCATGGTGGTCAATGATTCTCTTTACCTGGTAGGCGGTCCTGACAACGCTACAACTGGAACAGAGGACCTTTACCTCACTGCCCGTATCAAGTGCCGAGTTGTTAAACTTGGAAACAAGGACTGGATGGCCATTGCAATTCAATCGACCGCATCTGACAACTGAGGCGATTTGATTGGCATGCGAAACATGCAGACTCTTGAAGGAGTTGCTTGAAAGTGCTGGCGTATCTCCTGAAGTTGCTGGGCCGGTTAGCAAAATGGCTGCCCCAGCGGAACGGAAAGTCAAGCGCAAGGCTTCAGATTACAGTAAGCGGTATGGCCGAAACTTCAAGCGGATCGCAGGGAAGTATAAACTCAAATCAGGAGCCTGGGCAAAGAACGGATTCAAACGAGCACAACGAGAGGCTCATCGACTTACAAAGAAGGGGCGAAAGTGATGAAGACCACAGAAGAAAATTTTGACCGCACTTTAGTCATGGATATCCCGCCTACTTACTGGGATGTAGACCCTACATCCGGTGCGCTTTCATTCCCTGACCCTGCCACCGTTATCGGTGGTTATAGTGGTGGATGGGCACTCGTACCTGGTACGCCCAGTTGTGCTTATTTCACGGGAACCATCGATCTTAGTGGGTATGCAATGGACGACCTTACATTCTATCCTTATGCATCGTATTTGCAAGAGGGTGGGTTTTGGCTTTACACTCAAGGTGCTGGGGTTTACGCGTATGATATTCTATCCTCGATTCCTTTAGACATCAACGAAGTTATTCTATCCATGATCGGTCAAGCAACACCTGGGTTTATTCAATTGTCCTTTGACACCTCGCTTGCAGTTAATCAACAGAACCGTGATACAGTTATGCACTCGCAGTACCGGCTTATGTCCCGCAATATCCAATTCCCTGGTAACTACTTTCTAACGCCTGAACTCGATACTATTGGAAGCACCCTGGAACCGACAGCGGCAGACCGATTATATTTCATGCGAATTGCTCTCGTCCTTCAAGATGATAATCCAAGTCCTGGAGATCCATCCGCCGACCCACCTATTCCCCCAGGCAATCCATTCGGAGTTAACTTGCAAGTTCCAGGAGCAAGAATCATGGTTCCTGGTCGAATGATGAAAGAACCTGATTTGGAATACATGATGAGGCTCAAGCGTTCATACGAATTGGCAAACCAGGTGTGAACATGTCCCCGGCTCAAAGATTCCTGGCCGGTGTCGAGTTCGACCTTGTGAGAAACTTGCGTCGAGCAAAGAATCGAACGAAAGGACCACTTCGGATTTTGGCAGAGGCCCTGGTAATCAATGCTGAAATTCAACAGGCTGTCGTCGATCGCGGTTGGGTGTCAACGCCTGACTATTATTCCAAAGACATTCAGGCTTACGAACACTCTGCACTTGGTTCGTCAAGAGTAATTTGACCAGGAAAAGAGCTGCGGCAAAACTGTCCTAAACGATGCACTGAAATCGTCACCTATGTGACGACGTTCAGGGTTGTGATTGAACGTCGCCATTGTGTATGTCGCAAATCCAAAGTTTAGGTAAAGTCCTCAGGTGACGAATCAACCGCGATCCATGAAGTGATGCTACTCTTGGTCGAACTTCAGCACGATGACCACAGATGGCACAGGTAACTTGGAAGGTCCCGCCCCTGGTCATCGTAGCATCCTCTGCATGCAAGTGTACCCGCAGAAGGTCCAAACTGTTTCTTCACCCAGGTCACAAACCTCACGGAGTTGTAGCATGGCAGGACCGGCATCTAACAAAGCCAAATCGACTAAGCACCAGTAACAGGTAGTCATGCTTCCACTTCCATCAAC